TGCCTTCTGCGTCGGCATAAGCGCCGAAAAAGAATCGCATAACCATCTGATCGATTAAGGAGACGTGCGAAATGATTCTGCACAACTTCTTTCTAACAGGGTGTCCCTGGTTCTTGCCGAATAGCCTGACTGGATCTCTCAGCTCCTTCAGAATCCATTGCTTCCTGTCAACTTTTAATTCGTTGAAGTCGCCTTCGAACTCTGCTATCGCCTTCACACGCTCCCACACTGACTGCTTTACGAAGCTTAAACGCTCATTTAAGATTGCGCCGTTTGTTCCGTAGGCGAGTCGGTAGGGGTATCCTGGCTTGGAGGTTTTGCACACATCTTTGACAATGTCCGGAAAAACGGTGTCAAATCTTCCCTTGAGATCGAGTCCATGTTGATCTTGGCCAAATCCGCAACTCCAACTGAAGCCAACAGCGTTGTACATTGCCGTAACAATTTCTTGTGCTTGTTTGACTTTTCCTGCTGGAAACCTGATTCCTCGGTACTGCTCTGAGTCGTGATACTCGTCGATTGATCTGAGGACATGCTCTTGGTCGAGACTGGGCCTATGGTAACCTTTTTCGATTTCTGGGAAGAGGAGCTCGAAGAGTTGTCTGACTTTGGCGTCGCCTCGGGCGACTTTTGTTCCGTCGACCTTTTTGGCGCAACTTCCGAGGATGTATCTATTTCCTTCGCGCTTTGGTTCTGTGTAGAACTGGTAGTTTGCTCTGGAATTGAAATATCCGTCGAGTTTTGCGCAGATCCACTGCACGGTGCCGCGTTCAGCCCCGTCAGCGGTCTCACGACGGGGCTCCGAAAATCCTCCTTAGTCTCAAGTTTCCTTTCGACAGCAGGAGTATCGTTCGCCTCAAACTTCTCTGCGAGAGGAGCCACCTTTGTTTTAAGCGCTGCCGCAACTTTTTCGATAGTCGCGATATTTACAAGCGTTTTCTCGAATTGAACTTTCTCTTTAGCCAGTTTCTTCGATGCGCTCGTTTTCTCGCGAAAAGCTTCGTCGGCATGCTCGCACATAATGTCGCTCTCGTCGTCACGCGTGATCTCGCAAGTCTCGGCCTTGACGAGTGGTTTCACAATGTTTTCCTCCAGCGTTGCATCCACGGCGTCAACCAATTTCTCAATTGGCTTGTCAACCATGGCGTTAGCCAATTTCTCAATTGGTTTAACGTCCGCAGCGTCAACCAACTTCTCAATTGGTTTAGCTCCGTCTCTCACTGCGTTTTCTTGTGTCCAGTTGTCATATTCGCAAGTTTGTGCAACATAGCAAGCCCTGTCTCTGCGTCTCTGCTGAGCTTCATAGCCTTTCCTGCCGGGATATTTGCGATTATGTCCCTGGTATTCACCACTCTTGGCCTCACGGATCACCCGTTCCCTCTCATCCCAATAATCTTCCTTAATATCGTCTTCCATCTCTTCAAAGATCAAAAAGCCATTATTAGCTCCCATTTCTCCCAAGTGTATTCCGACGAAATTAACTGTCTCGTTGCGTTTGATGAATAAGCCGCAACCGCTCCAGCCACCTTTTGTAGACACAGTGTGTCCGCCAATCAAGGGTTGATCCTTGTAAGGTGGATCTAATGAATCACCGTAGGACAGATAAAAACCATCCTCATTTCTGAGGGGATGTCCAATACCGATAGCTTCGAGCTTGTCGGTTTCTGTGATGATCTTGTCATTAGTTTTTGCTGGAACCAGCGAAGGGTAGCCAGTAAGACCAGCTTTGGAAATCTCTGCTTGAGAAATCTCACACATCGCGAAATCTTCATCTGTCTTCTGGTTGTATTCCGTCCTAATCTTCCACTTAGGGAGCGGCACGAATCTCTGGTTGACATTGCCGTGCGTGTTAGCCGCAGAAAAATGCGTCGTGGCGTCAGCCACATGCGAGGCAGTAACTAAATACTGCTTTGTAACACCGTCTTTCATTTCAACCTGATAATAAGTTCCTTGTCCCCTAAAGATGTAGTCTGGAGTATTGCCCTTGTTGGAGTAAAACGTCACCTGCGTCCTTAGAATTTTATCGTTCAAATATTCAACCTTTGCAATAGTGTGTTCTCTTTCAGCATATGCTCTTTCGCGCTTAACTGAATTATCAACACTCGGCTCAGTTCCTTTGAATACTACGACTCCGTTCAACGACACTTCGACCGTTCCATTAACACGACGAACGTCGACTCCGTCCCTAGCAACGATAACTTTGGTTTTCTTGCGGCGGAAGCTCAGCCCGTTGTAAAAATCAACGATGCTGTAATACGCCC